ACTATGCGAGAGCCTTTGATTGCAGGGGAATCGAGCTGTCAAAGCTCCTTAGATTCAGCAACACAAATCAGGGTTATAAAGCCCTTGAGGACTGGATTGCGTATTCCGGATTATTCGGACAGTATTTCCGGGAGTATCCGGACAATAAAACCGGATACATCCGGAATACGCAATACTATCTTCTAACACACGCACTGCTACAAGATAGCGAAGGGAATAATATTGTCATTGATAAAACTGATACGGATGTTGTCTTTATAACAGCAACCTTTTATTGCACTTATACACCTTCGGGATTTGGCTCCAACGGTATCTATCCGGAGGCAAATAAAAACTATCTGCTGAAATGGGTTCTCAGAGGATCCTTTGATAACAGTGTCAGATTTTCGAGGTTTACTCTACCTTATTCATCACTTATGCTTGATAGATATGACGGAGAAAGCAAGTACACGGGATTTAAATCCTGGGAGATCAGAAATGCAGTGGGGGTAGCAGCAACAGGAAAGCTTGATATGCCAATGATGACCTTTCTTGATAGTGAATGTAATAACAGGATCATAAAACATTTCGGAAATCCGGGAGTAGGTGCAATAACCTTTCCAAACCACGATTTTTTCCCACCATATCTGGTGGAGCGTATCCCGATAGGAACAGGCGACGGGGCGACTACAGCGTTTAACATTAAAGCACCTGTCATTATGCCTGGCAGTGAAACGATATATGTCAATAATGTCGTGAAAACAAGAGATGTTGACTACACCATAGACTATGAGAGCAACTGTGGCGACTGGTATGAAAACTATCATACTGCAGGCTTGAGTTGCAGAAGCAACGGAGTATCTTTTGGTGATCTTGCCTCAAGAACACCAAATAAAAACTACTCGTACAGAGATCCGCTTGCGTGGTGGTATTGTTATGACAGTACATTTTATCCTTCGTCCTGCACTGTTAATGAGACGAACCCGATCAAAATAGACTTCGGTACTGCGAAAGCCTGTAATACATTGAAAATTGAAATCCTCACCGTACCGACTGCCCAGGTGGATAACCTGAAAATCCAGACTTCATCGGACGGAACAAATTGGACTGACGTGCCCAATATGACTCGATCAAACCAGGTGTGGAAATTTACAGAAACATCAGCAAGGTACTGGAGAGTGTTCATACCAAATTACAACTGGTTATATAGTCTGTATCATTCGAATCTTCCGACAAGGGACGGACAATACTATGGATCATCCTTCTTCTTAGGAAAAACAGTTCCAGGGTTGAAATTCCTGACGCCACCTGCGGCAGGAGCAGCCATTGATGCGACCTATTCTTTGGAGTACCCGTTCAAAACTTCGAACAATCTACTGAGGTTTACTTACTCAATAGTGCTTCAAAGGGGGTAGCTATATATGAAGTTGACCTTTGAGTATACGCAGACGATAAGAGAGGGCTTATCACCGCAGGTTGTCCATATGATGGATAACGGCATAAGAGTGATTTACCTCTCAAACGATGGGCTGGTTAAGGGACTTGAGGCTTTCCCCGGCCTGGGGTTATATGATAACCTGACTTTCAAAGATATAGGCAGAGTTTCTGCTGATATGGAAGTGTCAAAGCCATCCCTCAAGAAAGTCGCGCATTACGGTGCATACGGTTTCTGGAGTTCAGACTCCATGCACAAGTTCATCATGTATATGCTGCCGACGGATATTTCAAATGCGCTGAATAACGGCAACATCTCCTATTCCAAGGACAGTGCTATTTCTCAGCTGTCATTAAGCCTGCTAAATGTCGGTGGAGGTATTGTCAGCAGAAACCGGTCAGTTGTTGCACCCAATACAGTTATAGAGATGTACTTCAGCCTTGGCGAAAGTAGCGAGATTTCTCTTGGCCGCTTTTATATAGACAGGGTGTCCATCGGATATCCGGAGCAGAATGTGTCACTTACTGCCCGTAATGCTATAGGTAAGTTGCTTAAGGAGCAGACCTTTGATGAAAACACCACATTCACTGCGGCAGCATTGAAGGAGAACCTGACGGCTGTTTTGTCACTTGCTGAAGTAGAGAACTTCTTTGTAGCTGATCCACAAAAATCATGGAAGCTGAGCTTTGAGCCGCAGGTAACGATACTTGATGGCTTACAGAATGTGATTCAGTTGTTGCCGGGCTGGCAAATATCAGAGAACAGCGATGGCACTATCGGCATTGGACCTTTAGCTGACGAGCGGTTCGAGCAGCCCAGCACCTTCATCTTTGAACGGGACAGAACCTGCTGGAGTTACAATATAGAATATGATGATGAGCAGACAATACGAAATATTTGTATTAGCTGTAAAGACCCAGCAAACAAAATCTACCGGCAGCTGTCACATCATAAGTGGTGGGTGTCGCCATCACACAAAACTATGTATGTAACCGTCCCCGATGGAACATCGCTCACAGATATGAATGCCTATGCCGATGAACTTGAACAAGCTGTGGCGGTGTCCGGAAGGATAGAAAGCTTCGTAGGAGTGTTTGCGCCACATATGCTAATTGGAGATACGGTTGAACTGGTTGAAACGGATGGTAAGCATAGCATGATCGGCACAGTAACATCAATCAAGCACACTTTCGGCAGAGGCGGATCATATACGGAATTCACAGTTGACAGCGGTGGCAGGAGAGGAAAGCCGTTCCTTAAGGATTTCGTCAGCCAGATATCCGGTAAACAAAAGATTAACGGTGTAGTTATTTCATAGCATCCTTGCTGTATAGCAGGGGTGCTTTTATTATATTCAAAATCAGAATGTGGAGGGAATCAAGATGAAAGAGATATGGAATTGGATACAGGTCATATTTGCGGCCATTGGCGGGTGGCTGGGATTTTTTCTTGGAGGGTGGGATGGCTTTTTGTATGCGCTTGTCATATTTATAGCGATGGACTATATCACTGGCCTGATGTGTGCGATACTCGACAAAAAGCTGTCCAGCGAGATAGGCTTCCGGGGGATATTCAAGAAGGTGCTGATTTTGGCACTGGTTGCAATCGGGCACGTAATCGACAAATATGTAATAGGAGATGGCTCTGTTGTAAGGACAGCGGTCATCTTTTTTTATCTCTCCAACGAAGGCGTGTCCGTGCTTGAAAATGCCGCACACATCGGGTTACCTGTTCCAAAGAAACTTAAGGACATTTTGGAGCAGTTGCATAACAGAGACGACAAGGAGGGCAAGGAATGAATTTGCATAAGCTTTATCTCACCGAAAATACCTGTTACAAAGCAGGTGGCACAATTAAGCCAAAGGGAATAATGGTTCACAGCACAGGTGCAAACAATCCATTCCTTAAACGCTATGTTGGCCCAGATGATGGCCTGCTGGGTGTGAACCAATACAACAACCATTGGAATCAGTATTTGCCTGGAGGCAGGAAGGTCTGTGTTCATGCTTTTATTGGTAAACTTGCTGATGGCACCATTGCCACTTATCAGACCCTGAAATGGAATCATCAGGGATGGCATGCCGGAGGTTCAGCAAATGATACGTACATCGGTTTTGAGATATGCGAGGACGGTCTTACCGATGCCTCGTACTTTAATGCTGTATACAAAGAAGCCATAGAGTTGTGTGTATATCTTTGCAAACTGTATGGGCTGACAGAGAAGGATATCATCGGTCATTATGAGGGGTATCAAAAAGGCATTGCTTCTAACCATGGGGACCCGAAAATCTGGTTTTCCAGACATGGCAAGAGCATGGATACATTCCGGGGTGATGTAGCTAAGCTGCTCACACCCAAAACGCCTGCACCGAAAAAGCTATACAGGGTTCAGGTCGGAGCATACAATGTCAAAGCCAATGCAGAAGTCATGCTGGCAAAGGTAAAGGCTGCCGGTTTTAAAGATGCCTTTATCAAAGCTGAATAAATATCAACTACTACCGTCGAGTGTTTTTTCACCCGGCGGTTTTTTTGTTGCTCAAAATACTCATAAATGTCCTATGGATAGTGAGGGATAAATGACCGTCCGATTTTGTACACTACCGTGGTTTACGGTAAAGGGGGTACTGACATGACTAACCAACAAAAAGAAAAAATCAGGGAGATGCGAGAAAAAGGGCTGAGCTATGCGAATATATCCTCTGACCTTGGTATATCAGAGAACACTGTAAAGTCTTACTGCAGGAGGAATGGTATAAGCGGGGTTGTTACCAATGCAGCAGCATTGCTGGACGGCTCTTTCTGCCGCCAGTGCAACAAATCTCTTACCCGGACTGCCGGAGCAAAGATGAAAAAATTCTGTTCAGATAAATGTCGCATGGCATGGTGGAATGCACATCCCGAATCCGTCAATCGTAAAGCAATTTACACTTTTGTATGCCAGGCTTGTGGCAAAGAGTTTGAAAGTTATGGGAATAAGCAGCGTAAATATTGCTCCCGGACCTGCTATGGCAAGTCAAAGGTGGTGCGCCATGAGTAAGGAACTCGCAGTCATTCGATATAGAACGGCTATGACGGTTTTCGGTAAATGGCTGACTGATGGGATCATCAGTGAGGACGAACTAACAAAAATAGATGCCATAGTAGCTGAAAAATATGGTCTGCTATCCCACAGTATATATCGCCTGAATGCTTGATTTTACGGCCGTTTAGAGTGATAAATGTAGTTGCGAAAGGAGAGATTTCATGGAAAGGATAATTACCAAAACAACCTTTGCTAACCCTCAACTTCCAAAAAAAACAAGGGTGGCAGCTTACGTCCGTGTTTCCAGTGGTAAAGACGAAATGCTTCACTCCCTTGCAGCTCAGGTCGGGTTTTACAGCAACTACATCCAGAACCACAAAGGCTGGGAGTATGCAGGGGTATATGCGGATGAGGCTCTGACCGGAACGAAGGACAGCCGCCCTGAGTTCCAGCGGCTAATTTCGGACTGCCGGAAAGGGAAGATCGACCTCGTGATTACAAAGTCGATATCACGCTTTACACGAAACACAGTTACACTGTTGGAAACGGTGCGTGAACTGAAACTTCTTGGTGTTGACGTGTTCTTCGAGGAGCAGAACATCCACACTCAAAGCTCTGATGGAGAGCTTATGCTCACCATACTTGCGTCCTATGCACAGGAAGAAAGCCGGTCTGCAAGCGAAAACCAGAAATGGCGGATACGCAAGAGTTACAAGGAGGGTAAGCCCTCCAATCATTTCTGCGTTTACGGCTATCACCATGAAAACGGCAGGTTCATTATCATACCTGAAGAAGCCGATGTGGTGCGAATGATTTATTCAGATTACCTGAGCGGGCTTGGCAGGAACGCAATTGCAAGGAAGCTTAGCAGCCTTGGCATACCCACGAAGAGAGGGGGCAACTGGTCGGCAAAAGGTATTGAGAGGATCTTGAAGAATGAAAAATATATCGGTGATGTGTTATTGCAAAAGAGCTTTGTTACCGACCACCTAACTAAAAAGAGAAAGGATAACAACGGGGAACTGCCACAGTATTATGTGGAAGATTCTCACGAAGCAATCATCAGCCTGGAAACCTTTACAGCAGTTCAGGAAGAAATCGCAAGGCGCGCTGAAGCGTCAGGTCAAAAGTGCAAGCAGACCGTTAGTGAGTTCAGCGGCAGGATACGCTGCCAGCGGTGCGGTGCTAATTTCATGCGGAAAATTAACCATATCAATACAAAGTATGAGAAAACCGTATGGGCATGCACTACCTTTACCGAACGCGGAAAAGCTTTCTGCGGGGCAAAGCGTATCCCAGAGGATATTCTTAAGGAGAAATGCGTTGAAGTGATGGGCCTTACAGAATATGCTCCAGATGTGTTTAAGAAAAGGATATCACATATAGACATTCCAGATGACGGCGTGCTGACTTTTGTCTTCCAGGATGGTAGCCAATCCACATTGACATGGAAGCATCGCTCCCGAAGTGAAAGTTGGACGGATGAGATGAAGGCAACCGCTCGCGAGAAAGCAAAAAGGAGGAGGTCATAATGGCCAGCATTAGAATTATTCCTGCGACTATTCACAGGGCTTCGGCCCAGAAGCTTTCATCGGCTGCCAAACGAAGGGTGGCTGCATATGCTCGAGTCAGTACCGACAGCGAGGAGCAGCTTACCAGCTACGAGGCGCAGGTAGACTACTACACGAAGTATATCAAGGATCGAGAAGACTGGGATTTTGTTAAGGTTTACACAGATGAAGGCATTTCAGCAACAAATACCAAGTACCGTGAAGGGTTTAATGAAATGGTGGCCGATGCACTGGCTGGTAGGATAGACCTTATCGTCACCAAGTCAGTCAGCCGATTTGCCCGAAACACAGTAGATAGCCTTTCAACAGTTCGAAAACTTAAGGAAAAAGGTGTAGAAGTATTCTTCGAAAAGGAGAATATCTACACGTTTGATGGCAAGGGTGAGTTGCTTATAACCATCATGTCATCGCTGGCCCAGGAGGAGAGCCGGTCCATATCCGAAAACGTTACATGGGGTCAGCGCAAGAGGTTTGCTGATGGTAAGGTCAGCATGCCATACAAGCAGTTTCTTGGTTATGAGAAGGGTGAAGATGGATTGCCAAAGGTAGTGGAAAGCGAAGCAAAAATCGTTCGCATGATTTATCGCATGTTCATGGAAGGGAAAACACCATCGATGATTGCTAAATACCTCACCTCAAACGGTATCTCCTCACCTGGAGGAAAGGAAAAGTGGCAGGTTGCCACGGTAAACTCGATCCTGACCAATGAGAAATATAAAGGGGATGCTCTTTTACAGAAGACCTATACGGTAGACTTTTTAAGCAAGAAGAAGAAAGACAATGAAGGAGAAATTCCTCAGTATTATGTCCAGAACAGCCATCCAGCAATCATTGACCCTGATGAGTTCGATGCGGTACAGGCTGAAATTGAGAGACGAAAAAAGCTCGGCAGGCCATGTGCTTGCAACAGCCCGTTATCGACAAAACTTATCTGCAGTGATTGCGGTGGCTTTTTCGGTTCCAAGGTCTGGGGCTCCAATACGAAGTACCGCCGAACCATCTGGCGGTGCAACAACAAGTATAAGGGCGAGACTAAGTGCACAACACCTCATGTCACTGAAGAAGATGTGAAGAAGGGATTTATTGAAGCATTCAATAAGCTAATGCTTGACAGGGATGTACTCATTGCTGATTGCCGACTGGCACAGAGTGTTCTTTGTGACTGCTCTGAGATTGACGCTAAACTGGAGGAACTCCAGCAGGAAATCGAAGTGGTTACTGAACTTTCAAGAAAAGCTATATTTGAGAATGCCAGTATTACAGTCGACCAGCAGGAGTGGGATGAGCGCAATAACAGCTATCTTGAGCGGCACCAAAAAGCATTGGAGCGGGTTGGTGAACTGGAAGCGCTGAAACAGGAGAAGCAGAGCAAGTATTTGATACTTGAATCCTTTATCAAAGGAATACAAACGCGTCCGACTGTTATTGAGGAATTCGATGAGCGACTATGGGCTGTGACGGTAGATAAGATCACAGTAATGGCGGATGGCAATCTGGTGTTCAGGCTCAAGGATGGTTCGAAAATCGAAGTTTAACTACTCTATTTGAAAAAGTGTTGCAACTAAAGGTATGCGGATTTTTTGACTTACCTAAAAGAGAAATATTTGTTCTACATAAAAAAAGAAGGAATTTCACATAATTATGTTGAATTACGGTAATATTTCAACGCGTTTCCAAAATTGTTTATGTGTGAGGATGATTGGGATTAATTTCTATAAACCTTGAGAAAATAATATATATACTGAGGTGATAGTACAATGGAGTGGAGAAGATATTATAAGGATTATCAAACATTTGATTTAGCTCTATCATTCGCTATTACGTTTATGGAAAACTGTAAAGTTTTACTTGATAGAATAATAACCCAGTTTAAGTCTAAAGAAGACTTGATAAATTTCTTTCTAGTAAAGCAAGAACCAATTGAACAACTTTATTGTAAAATGAAGAAGAGGAAACTTGAAGAAATTGATTTGAATGAAATTCGTGCTTTTTTTAATTGTGTGGACTTTATAGTAAAAATGCATAGTAGTGTTAGGAGTGGATTGAAAATACTTGAAGTGTGTGATTCGGCACACCAGATATTTTTTCACTGTTTTATACTATATAAACTTGAACAATTAGACTCTATGAAAATAGATCATGATGAAATATACTCAAGATATGAGGCTCCTAAAAGACTTCCAAATGGATCAACAGTAGGTGACTTGGTAGATGCTATGAATTGGGAAGCACTTAATGAAGTTGCAAGAAAAATCGATGAGCTTGAATCAGAAAAAAATTTTCAGCATGAACATTTTGATAGTAGATGGGCATTAAAAAACTATTATACAAAAAAAGTTTTTGAAAAAATCAATAATGTGAAATTCTAACAAGACAAGGATATGGCCTCCTATACTGCGTATTCCGGATTATTCGGACAGTATTTCCGGGAGTATCCGGACAATAAAACCGGATACATCCGGACACCTTGTCATGTACTTTGATTT